TCGTGGCATAGAGTATGGAGCTGGTCCTGAAACAGCGATAGAAGGATTAAAAAGAATTGAGAAAGCATCTTTATCTAGACTACAAACACAGTTAAAAATTGATTCAGAATTAGGTGAATTTGTAAAATTTTTACAACAAGATATTATAGGTTTATCCAAAACTAATGCTGGTGGTATGTGTGGTATTAAGTCGATTGTGCAAGATGTGGCTGGAGGTGGAAGAATTGGTTTTGCTGCAGGAAGTAATTGTGCAAGACAAATGGAAGTAGCTTTTGCGGAAAACCCAACTAAAGTTATTCAAGAAGTATCTGAATTACCTGGAAACAAATCTATTAACAAAATTAAAGCCGCAGCAACAACCTTTTTAGGTATGCTCGGTAGAGGCGGAGTGAAAGCTGCGCCGTATGCAGCGATTGCAGCAGCAGGTGCGGCATCCACGGCTCTTGTTAAACAATTTGTGAACGACGATCCAACGACATATTTATCTAATGAAGATCAACAGAAGAATATGTTAATTGAAATGTTGACAGGTTCACTTGATGATACACCACAAGAACGTCCGGATATTTTAGACTGGCAACTTCCAGTATTAGGTGCAGAGACAGCATTAGGTACTGCAGTGACTGCGCCTTCAACAATTGAAGCTGCTAGATCAGCAAGATTTGGAAAAACACCATCAGGAATAACTAAGACTGCTTTGAAAACTTTAGGAAGAGGATTAATGACAACTGGAACTCCATTAGGTCTAGCTGCATTAGAACCATTACATATTGCAGGACAAATTCAACAAGGAGATTCTCCAGCAGATATTGCAACTAATCCATGGAATTATTTAGGACCTGCTTTTATGCCATCAATGACTAAAGCGGCAACAAAAGGTTTAGGAGCAGCATCTAATGTAGCTAAAGTTATGAGATTAGGATTACCTATGGCTGCTGTAAATGCTTGGAATCCTATTGGATGGGGATTACTTGCAGGTTCTTTAGGAATCGAAGGTTATAAACAATATCAAGATTATAAAAATAAAAGAGGTTGGTTTAGTGACGAATAAAAATCTTGTCACAAACATGCCTCATGTTAAGTGGAAGGAAATTCCACCTTTAAAAGGACCGGACTCACAGGGGTTGAATGTTTCCACAAAACAAGCTAAAACAATAAAGAACTCGGAGAATATAAATGGCAGATATAGACAAGGCCCTACCAAACATAAAAACTGAAATTAAAGTACCCGGCGAAGAAGAAATAGAAGTAGCTCAACAGGAAACTATTGAAGAACAAGTTGGTCCTGAAGATGTACAAGTTACTCAGGAAGAAGATGGTGGTGCTACAATTAATTTTGATCCAGAAGCAGTTAACCAGCCTGGGGGTGAAAGTCATTTTGACAATTTAGCAGAATTATTACCGGACGATGTTTTAGGAAAACTAGGTTCCGAATTAACAGAGAATTATAATCAATATAAAAGTTCTAGAAAATCTTGGGAAGATACTTACACAAAAGGCCTTGATCTTTTAGGATTTAAATACGAAAATCCATCACAACCTTTCCAAGGAGCTTCAGGTGCAACTCACCCGGTTTTAGCTGAAGCTGTTACACAATTTCAAGCGCAAGCTTATAAAGAATTATTACCTGCGACCGGTCCAGTACATACCCAGGTAATTGGACTAGCAGACAGGCCAAGAGAAGAACAATCTAGCCGAGTAAAAGAATTCATGAACTATCAGCTCATGGATGTGATGAAGGAGTATGAACCCGAGTTCGATCAATTACTTTTTTATCTCCCTCTCAGTGGCTCTGCTTTCAAGAAAGTTTATTACGATGAACTTCTTGGCAGAGCCGTTTCAAAATTCGTGCCAGCTGATGATTTAGTTGTACCATATACTGCAACATCTTTGGAAGATACAGAAGCGGTTATTCATGTAATTAAAATGTCAGAGAATGATTTAAGAAAAAAACAAGTGGCAGGTTTCTATATGGATATAGAATTAAAACCTGGCTATAATGAAGAAACAGAAGTAAAGAAAAAAGAAAGAGAGTTAGAAGGGGTTAAAAAAACTAGAGACGAAGATATATTTACGATTTTAGAAGTTCATACCGATTTAGATTTAGAAGGTTTTGAAGACAAGGACTCAACTGGTGAAGGAACTGGAATTAAACTTCCATACATTGTTACCATTGAGATGGGAAATAGAGAAATATTATCAATTAGACGAAACTATCAAGTTGGCGATCCACAAAAAAATAAAATAGACTATTTTGTTCATTTTAAATTTTTACCTGGATTAGGATTTTATGGTTTTGGTTTAATTCATATGATTGGTGGTTTGTCGAGAACGGCAACTACTGCATTACGTCAATTATTAGACGCAGGAACTTTAAGTAATTTACCAGCAGGATTTAAGCAACGTGGAATACGTGTAAGAGACGAAGCACAAGCTATACAGCCCGGCGAATTTAGAGATGTTGATGCACCTGGAGGAAGTATCAAGGATGCATTTATGCCTTTACCATTTAAAGAACCTTCATCAACTTTATTACAGTTGATGGGGACAGTGGTACAGGCGGGACAACGATTTGCCGCCATAGCTGACATGCAGGTTGGGGACGGCAACCAACAAGCAGCTGTTGGTACAACCATAGCCCTCTTAGAGCGTGGCTCCAGGGTCATGTCAGCCATACATAAAAGACTGTATGTGGCGATGAAGTGCGAATTTAAGTTATTAGCAGGAGTTTTTAAAACTTATTTACCTCAAGAATATCCGTATGATGTTGTTGGCGGACAAAGAAATATTAAAGTTACAGATTTTGATGATAAAGTTGATATTATTCCTGTTGCAGACCCAAATATTTTCTCTCAATCACAAAGAATTTCAATGGCGCAAACAGAATTACAACTTGCAATGTCAAATCCACAAATGCATAATTTATATGAAGCATTTTATGCGATGTATTCTGCAATTGGTGTCAAAAATATCGATAAAATTTTACCACCACCTCAACAACCACAACCAATGGACCCTGCAAGTGAAAATATTTTAGCAATGAGCGGGAAACCGTTCCAAGCTTTTAAAGGACAAGACCATCAAGCGCACATTACAACCCATTTAAACTTTATGGCGACCAATATTGCGCGAAATTCACCTCCAGTTATGAGTGCGTTAGAAAAAAATATTTTTGAACACATTTCTTTAATGGCTCAAGAGCAATTAGAGGTAGAATTTAAAGATGAAATTCAACAATTACAGCAAATGCAGCAAATGGTACAGCAAAATCCTGCTTTGCAGCAAAATCCGCAGTATCAACAACAAGTTATTACAATGACTATGAATTTAGAGTCAAGAAAAGCTAAATTAATTGCTGAAATGATGGAAGAATTCAAAAATGAAGAAAATAAAATTATGGGCGAGTTCGGAAACGATCCAATTGCTAAATTAAAAGCAAGAGAACTAGATTTAAGAGCTATGGATGATTCTACTAAACGAGATCAGGCGCAAGAGAAAATAGATTTGGATAAATCTAAACAATTAATGGGCCAAGAACAATTTGATGAAAAATTAGCTCAAAATGAAGAATTAGCTGAATTAAGAGCTGATACATCGTTACAAAAACAAGCGATGTCCCAGGATGCTAAGTTAGTAAATGATTTAGTAAAAATGTCTGACGTTAGGGCCTTGAAAGGCCCTAGAAGATAGTATAGTAATATATAAGGAGAAAACTATGGCAAAAACAGATAAAGAACCTTTTTACAAAGGAAATATTTCTTTGGACCTTAATAAAGATGGTTATCAAAAAGGTGGAAAAGAAATCAAGATTTCTAAAGGTCCCGTTGAAACTAAAGTTGGCGGGCAAAGAAGAATGTTAGCTTCGAAGAAGTCTAAAGCTAAGTGGTGCTAATATGTGGTTTGGAGCACTTAAGCTCGGCTTAAACGCAGCGAGTCACATTTATAAAAAACGCCAAGAGACAAAAATGGCTATGGCTGATGCACAGCACATGCATGCATCTAAGATGGCCCGCGGTGAGGAAGCTTACCAGGGCAAACTTTTAGAGGCCCGTCAAAACGACTACAAAGACGAAGTAGTGCTTGCAATTTTAACGCTCCCGATTTTGGTGCTTGCCTGGGGGGTCTGGTCGGACGATCCGGCGGCGATGGAGAAAATAAAAATTTTCTTCGAGCATTTCGCGGCACTGCCGACATGGTTTACGTCACTTTGGATTCTTGTCTGCGGAAGTATTTTTGGTATAAAGGGCACACAAATATTCAGGAATAGTAAAAAATAGAGTAGACATTAATTAATAAAAACAATATAAGGATGATATTATGGGAAAATGGAAAAATACTAAGAAAAGTAGGTAAGGGTGTTAAAAAAGCAGCTCCTCTAGCATTGTTAGCTTTAGGTGCAGCAGCTTTAGCTAAAAGAAGAAAAGCTAAAGCATTAAATGCTATAACTGATTATGGGGATACCGGAACTCTAAGCGGAAAAGCAGGATTCGAAGGCGACGTTCCTTCAGCACCTGCGGCAACAAAAGGTTTAGGAAAAACAGATAAAGTAGATATTGTTTCATTAGAAGAACCAGTAAGTGTGACTAACAAGTCTAACAATACATTTAGAACTAGACATAAAAAGACAGATTCATCGGGCAAAACTATATCAAGATCGCCCGGACAACTTATTCAAGATCGACTACAAGAAACGGGAGAACACTATACTCCTAATCTTAACCCGTATATCATTCCAGGGAAAAGAGTAATTAAAGGAGGTAGACTTAACCTTAACAGAGCAAAAGGTGGGAGCGTTTATAAATCTGGCGGAAGAGTTGGTGTTGGAAAAGCTAAACGAGGTTTTGGAA